CACCGCTCTCGGTTCTGTTACGATGAATGCCAACTTTACGTTGACTATTCCTCGTGACGCTGCCGTTACCTCAGCGATTGTCCATGATGTTATTTCTAACATGTTGGATTTTCTGTCTGATGGTGGGCTTACCGGGTTCGCATCTACTGCGAATGTCGATGCCGTTTTACGTGGCGAGTCTTAAGCAAGCTCTAACCACGTGAAACCTGCACCGGGATCGTTAGGTTCGGTGCGCTAGCATTTGGCCTTGGAGGTTTTCCATTACTGGTAACCTGAAAAGCCAAGAGGAAGTTTACTTCCGCCTGCATGCGCAACTGATCCGTAGTGATCCTCTCGAAACCGATACATCAGGACGTAATTCCCTTAGCAGAGATCTCCAGACTTTACAGTCTAGGGTATCTGCTGAGGGCCTCGCCTTCTTGACCAAGACTTTACCTAAATTAGGTAAAGCCTTTGATCAGGCTTTGGTGAGTGGAAGGCTCAACATTCCAGTGGGATTTAAAAGATCTCACTCGAATGCAAGTATACCTGCATTTCTGCAGGATTACTTTAGCCTTGTCTTCGATGTAAATGGTTTTCTCCTGGGCGTAGTCCCTGTTCCGGTTGTTAAACACATCCGGCAGGTTCTCTATTTCGCGTACAAGCTCGAGCTTCCTTATTCGGAATCTGAGAACCAACGAGTAATCGATGGTTTTGTTCAGACCGATGCAGAGCTCGAGCTGCAGGATAATCCGCTAGCAAATGAAATAATTCATTTGGCTAAGATTATTACTGGGAAGGTCTTCAATGGTTTCGACCACAAAGACATCCAACCGCGACATGGCCCAGGGGCAGTGGCGACTGGCGAAAGAACTGATACAAAATGGAAATTTTCCAGGTTGTATAATTCTATTCACCAGGTCTACCCCTACTACGACTATTACGTCGTGGGAGGGGCTCGCGAACTTACCGATCGATTGGACTGGTATCGTTCTCTGCAAAGACTCGAAGGAGGCTGTGCAAAGGTCGTACTGGTACCAAAAGATTCTCGGGGTCCGCGACTTATCTCCTGTGAACCACTGGAATACCAGTGGATCCAACAGGGGCTCGGTCGGAAGATGGCGGCCTTTTTGGAAGGTGATTCACCTTATACAAAAAGACATGTCAACTTCACACGTCAAGATATCAACGGTAACATTGCGAAGACTAGCTCTGCTAGTCAACGTTATGCTACCCTTGATCTTAAAGACGCGTCAGACAGGGTTTCACTTGAGCTCGTTAGGAGACTATTTGAACGTCTTCCTAAACTGGCTCGAGCATTAGAAGCCTGCCGTTCGACGGAGACTAAACTCCCAGATGGGAGAGTAATAACCCTCAAGAAATATGCGCCAATGGGTTCAGCTTTATGCTTTCCTGTTGAAGCGTATGTTTTCTGGGTGGTTATCGTCTCTGCGGTAATACACGGTAAGAACTTGCCACTAGAGAAGGTGGGCAAGCGTGTCTTTGTCTATGGTGACGACATTGTCGTCCCCACAGAGTGGGCATCGCTTAGCATACATGCTCTTGAGAGTGTTGGCCTAAAGGTCAACCTTGACAAGTCGTGTATCACTGGCAACTTTCGCGAGAGTTGTGGCGTTGACGCCTTTATGGGCGAAATCGTCACACCTATTCGTCTTAAGAAGCCGTGGACGGGTCGGAAATCCGATGGGACTGCTTTACATTCTTATGCTGCGGTTGCTAATTCGTTAGCTCCGGAGTATAAATCTGTAAGCGATCTTCTCTGGATTGAACTCGAGAAGGTCTATGGGGTAATTCCCTATGGTACTTCTCGATCTTCTTTCCCGTGTAAGATCGTGCAGACGCCTGCTTTGGCCGAATTCCTTAACCGGAATAGGTTTCGTAGGCGCTGGAACAGTAATTACCAGCAAATTGAGTTCCGGGTCTTACGTCCGAGTAATCGGTCGCTGATCACGAAACTTGATGGCTGGCTTCGATTGTTACGGGATCAAGTATCCCCACCGATCGATGACCCATCGCGCATAGTTTTGCCACGTTCTATGTGTATAAAACGAGGCTGGGCGAGGGTCGCGTAAGCGACC